GAACATTTCGTAGCGGACAAGACATTATCATTTTGTGGATTTAGAAAACCGCACCCACATTCGACAGACAGCATAATACGTGTTGCTTTTCACAACCAGATAGACAAAGTTGGTGTATCAGGATACTTTCAAGGGGCGTGTGATAGCGCAATAAATGCTTTCACTAAATTGGTAGAACAATTTGGCGGTGAAGTGTCGAAGAAAGTATCGTATGAAGCGGTAGTGCCTACAACATCATCAAAGAAGTTGAGTAGTAAAACACCAGCACCTGTTTCCGAAGCGGATGATAGTAAAGACAAACCTAAAATGCTAAAGTCAGTTAGCAAAAGCAGTAAGTCTAAACAATCAGAGCAATCAGAGCAATCAGAGCAACAATCTAAATCATCCGATAAATAGAAATATTGAATAATATATGTAAATAATCCATTATAATTTACATATACTTTATAATCAATTATACTTTATAATCAATTATACTTTATAATCAATTATACTTTTTTATCAAATTAAACACTAGTAATTATTTTCGAAATTCTAGGGAAAAACCCGAGTTCATTTAATATTTTTTGTTTTTCTATACGTATAATATCTATACGCTGTGACCACCAATCTTCTTCTATTGCTTTTGTAATAATAGACATACACTCATCTATATTATCTAGTGGTAGTCTAACAAATGCACGTGAATCAATATATTCTTCTAAGTTAGGACATCCCCAATAAAAACATAAACATTCGAATAATATCGGCTCCCATATTTTCTCGGTTGCGTAATTTTTCTCACTATTATTTTCACAAGAAAAGCAATATTTATATTTTTCCAATTCCATTTTATTATTCGTAATACCTACATATGCTTTCAAATTATGATAATTCTCTTTACCATATACATCAATTTTATTATAAATTTCCTTTCCATATATTTCAATACCACGAATGAACTCTATCCTTTTAATATGTCCCTCGTCGATATTTTTATTACTTAATATAGAAATAATCCGATCTTGTTTATCTTCTCCTAGAATATGGTGAGGGGGTGTAACTTGCCACTGAACATTATTAAGGGCTTCTATATGACGAAAAACTTTAATAAATTTATAATCACAAGGATTAGCCCATTCACCCCACGTTTTTACACCCCAATTTTTATTTGTGCCATAAACCCAAGGCTCCATTTGGAATACTATAGTTCGTTTCGGGTCATAATAATCACACGGAGATGGAAAATTAATAATTACATAATAGTCTATATTTTCATTATCCCAAGTAATCTCTATATTATTCCATATAAATGTATCGGGATCCATACACATATTAGACCATTCTTTGCATAACTGATAAGACGAACACCAATTGCATAACATTTTTATACGAAATCTTTTCATACCTACGACGCCTTGATTCATAGTTACAACTTCGGAATTAGCATACTCTTTCTTAATATATATACCATCCTTTTCACCAAACCACTGCGAACTTGTTACATTCTTAATCTCGCCCTTGAAAAACCCTAATGTATTAAATGCTACACAATGTTTATCGTTTAATGCACACTGTGCCATATTATATAAACTATCCTTTTTATAATATAAATCAAATCCAATTTGGTCGCGTATAGGAATAAATACAAAATTATTTTTCATTAATTCATTTGTGTTATTTGATTCAACTTCGTCGCGCAATAATGCAAATGAACTAAAATCTATACTATCCATATTAAGCTGAATATCTGTATCAAAAATTTTCTGATTTTCGCACCATAATGAAAAGACCAAGGATGGTTGGCATTCATAACAGTTTATCATATCCAATTTCTTAATAAAATAGTCAATGCCGTGTATTATACCATTTTTAACTATATAATCAACAATTTTATTCGCACCATTTTTTGTTATAATATATGAAAAAGTTCCACCAATACATAAATGTTTATTTAATTTATCTATTTTAGTTGTAGGTGACTCGATGTCGTATATATCTTTATATTTTTGCCTATCTTTATTAAACATAGTATATCCTAAAAATAAAAAATCGGTGTGGTTCAATACTTTATCATCATCGTCAGTCAATATTTTATTTAATTTATTTAATTTATTTTTAAACTCATCGCATAATGTAAAATCATCTTCCATAATAAAATAATAGTCGTTTTTATCATCCTTTAATAATTCGAGCCATAGTCCATAATGTGATAAAGCACAACCAATAACACCACATCTATTCCCAAAATCATTTCCTTTAAATAAAGCATATAATTCACGTGAAGGTTGTAATTCTTTACCATACACAGCCTCTACGAACTCGTATTCATCAGGCAAGAAATTCGCATTAGTTAGTTTATTAATTGTTTCATTTTTTCGGTCTTCGCGTATTTTCAAATTAACAACTTTTATAAACTTAGACGATACTACTTTTATGGGAGGTCTATATAATGATCTTATCGTTTGGTCAGATATAATATCAGGAGAAATGGGAGAAATGGGAGAAATGGGAGAAATGGGAGAAATAAGAGAATTCGATAAATTAAATTGAGAAATGTTATTCAACTCGTAAGAATTCGGTTTAGTTTTATCATTTCTCTCTGACGTTAATCTCCCAATATGACGACACGTTACTAAATTAAAAAATGCACTTCTATATCCCGCATTATACCATCGCTCTGCATAATCCATTTCAAAAAACTGATTTTTCGTATCATAATTACCTAGTGCAAGAATAGTGCTGACATCAACCATAGAGGGGCGGAAACTATAATCCGGCCAATAACAGCAATTCGGATAACAAAACTTATCAACCGCGTTATGGTTGTGAAATACAACGGGTATATCTGGAATAACCATATCATCAGATAAAACAACGTGCCCTCTTATAGAAGTGTTCTCTATCGTTTCGGCATAATTCCGATTAAATAATACCTGCTTTATATTACTAGTGGCGCCATATTTTTCGAGAACTTTTATAGAATTCTCTACATAATTTTGTTTCATATAAAATAGAAAGTCATCTTCAATATGTATCCAATACTTTGGTTTTAATTCTTGTAATTTATTCCATATAATATTCATACTCTCACGATGACCACGCGCGGACTCTTCCTTCATATGATATTCAATCCAAGGAAACATTGTCATCATCGACATTCTATCATCATTAGACGAATTATCGTCTACACAAAACCAATAATCTATTTTATCTTTATCCATCCAATGGTTCAAAATAGAGCCGATGGTTTCTTTAAATAAATCCAACCGTTTACAAGTAGTAAATGTTATAATAATTTCAATAACCCTAGAATTAGGTTTATGTGGATCCGGAAAAATCTTTTGGTAGTCATTTTGGATGTTTGGGATGATATCTGTTAATTTAGCGCGATTTTTCTCAAATAAAATATTCCAGCATTTATGCATTTTTGGGTCAATTGATAAATTACCATCTCCGATATTTATAATATTTTGTATAGCATCGTTATATGAATAAAAAAATGAAAGAGTATCTGTTTCATCTTGTATGAGTTGATCGATATAAAATGACAAATTTATACACGTTTTTATATATTTATCAATATTTTCCGATATTTTACTTGTAATTATTTTTTTACAACACTTGTATCCTAGTTCATACATTCCGCAATAAAAAGCAGAAATACTACAGGAATATTCGATATGGTTTTCATAACAAAAGTCGTATAAAAATAACTTATTTACGGGGGATTTATCATAACCTAAATAATTTTTACCCAAACAACAGCACATTAAATGTTGTTCATTAGATTGAAGAACTTCACAGGCTAATGCTATTCCCTCAATACGCTCACTATCAAATGAAATAGATTTCGTATAATATTTAATAGAATTTTTAAAATCTTGTTCGCGTATATATAATTCACCAAGATACAAACACGCGCAAAATTTCTCCTGGTTCCACGAATCAAGTTTATCAGCTACTATTTTATACCATTCTATTGATTCTTTATTCATCATACAATCTTTGTAACTTTGAGCGCAATAAAACGCATATCGTCCAGAAAATCCTCTATTAGGTTTATCAAGCTCCAACAAATATGCATTTTTTAAAACTTCTGCATCTTTCTTATATTTATCAGGGTCACGACTACGACTTCCTTTTCTACCGGATTCTACATAGTAATTTCCTTCTAATAAAACACCTTCTACGTTTTTTGTGGTACATGATAAATATTCGTGTAATACACCATTAAACTTCCAATCAAGCATATTATTTATAAGTAAAGGACGTACATATGAAATGCCTTTGCCAAACTTTAGATTATACATATCGTGATGAAATACATTTTTCTCAGGAAATTTAAAATCACCATTAATACTATCATCCGCGTCAAATATCAATAAATAATCTGTTTTGCCTTTTGCATACTGTAAAGCAAGTGTCCTATTGTGACCAAAATCACACCACTCATCTTCAAATAATTCTCCTTTTATGTTTTTAGAATTAAAATAATCCTTTATTAATTTCTGAGTTCCATCTGTAGAACCTGTATCAGAAATAACCCAATAATCAAATGAAATATATTTTAAAAGATTGTCAAACGTGCTTGATAAAATATGAGCCTCATTCTTAACAATCATATTTAAACATATTGTTTTTTTATCATTAATAATATCGCTTATACTAGTAGATGAAAGTTTTTTTAATTTACCACTTACTAATGTCATAACATTACTCATATTAACATTACTCATATTAACTATTTAGGATTATATACAAAATATATTTATATTTATTTTTTTATGTAAAATATATTTATGTAAAATATATTTATGTAAAATATATTTATGTCTTCTATTATATTATTGTATTATTGTATTATATGGCATTGAAACTAACAAATAATTATAATATAATAATATAATAAGATTATAATATTATTATATAGTAACATTAAATGTCATTTACGCGCTTTCACGATGACCCTTGTAGAATATGGAAACAACAACAAGAAGCCACAGACCCTGGAAAATGGAGACTTAATGTGCCAGGTAATGGAGATAAACCTTTTTATATGATGGACCCTTCAATACGCCTACAAAAATGGGGTGCTAATTTGATGACTAATACAACAAATTTGGAAAGCTCTCTATTTGGACTTAATCGCAATCTAACAAGAGACTGTAACCCACAAAATAATTATAAAGATGTAAATATACCAACGAGTTCTCTAGCATATCCTTCTTGCGCTCCTTTTACTGATCAGTCACGTGTTACAAATCCGGCGTGGTGGTATAGAGATTTAGAACAACCGAACTGGGATTACCTCCATTTAAATCCACAAGAAAATACTTGTATGTCTTTTCAAAACAACCTTAGCACACGAATTTTAGAAAAGGATAATTTTATCGCCAAAGTTCCTTGTTTTAATTATAATACTATAGATACAACGCAAAAATTATTTAATAGTTAAAAAATGAAAAAAACTAAAAACGAAAAAAACTAAAAACGAAATAATTAAAGAATTAAAGAATTAAAACAACACAGGAAGATAAATATATATGTAATATTAAATGTTAATATATCTAAAAAATATATTACATATATATAAACATATAAATATATAAAATGGAAGTATTGGCTATACCTATAATAGCAGCTGCAGGTTTATTATATGCCACAAATGATAATAAAAATAAAATGCGTGAGGGTAATGCTCAACATAAAATAAAAAAAGCTAAACGAGAAGCATTTATTAGTAGCGCAGCAAGTGGAACTGGAGTAATAGCAGGAAAAAATAGTATGTTAAATGATGTTCCAGATGACAACTATCCGAAAGATACTACTAATACAAGTAGTTATGATAACTTATACTCAGGAAATGCAGTAACTGATAAATACTATAATGCGAGTGTTGACAAAAGAGTTCTTAAATACAATGATCAGTTCAATAATCCATACAACACAAATGTGCACACCGGTGTAAATTCACAGTCGACCATATATTCACTAACAGGTGAAGCAATTAACACAAATAAATTTGAACATAGTAATATGGTTCCTTTTTTCGGCGCAAAAGTAAGAGGTGGAACTGCGGATGCAGACACACACGAGTCTATTTTAGACAGTTATTCAGGAACAGGAAGCCAGAAAATATGTAAAGAAGAACGCGCGCCTCTTTTGCTCCACAGCCTGGAATGCAATATACAAATGGTATGCCCAATTTTACTGATTTTTTTCAGTCACGCGTCAATCCGGGCACACAAATGGCAAATGTAAAGCCTTGGGAAGAGATACGTGTAGCTCCTGCTCTAAATCAAGGCTTTACTTCTTGCGGGAGCAACGGTTTTAACTCCGGTATGGAAGCGCGCGATTTATGGGTCGACAGAAACGTGGATCAGTTGCGCGTTGAAACAAATCCCAAACTTACATATAGTTTAGAAAATCATCAAGGTCCATCCTATTCGTGGAATGTTCAGCAGCCACCCGACGCAAAGACTTACGGTCAAGTAGAGAAATTCTTACCAGATAAATTTTATATTAATACCCCCGATAGATGGTTCACTACAACAGGTTTAGAAAAAGCGGAAAGAGGTCGTCCATCGGAATTATTGAAAGACCAGAGCCGTATATGCACCACTTCAGGATACTTCGGTGCAAACTCAAATGCGAATGGAACAAAGGAATACGCCCCTGAATATTATGAACCTGCAAAGCGTGGAAAATATGACGGAAAACCAGTAATAAATGTGTCCGCTAGAGGAAAGAATGAGCCTACGAAATTTGACTATGGTAGAGGAACTACACGACTTCACTCTACAAATAGGTCTACGATTCACCCCCACGGATTTTTAGGGACGGCAATTAATGGTGCTCTTAAAGCGGTTGTTGCGCCTATTTTAGAAGCTGTTCGCCCGTCACGAAAAGAAAATGTCGTTGGCACTATTCGTCCATATGGTAACGTTCACAACACAGTATCGGCTGGTGTTGCATATAATCCTGCTGATAGAGCACCAACCACGATCAAAGAAACCACAGAAAGTCTTCTTGACTTTAATCATCTCAATGTTGCGCCTTTAACTGAAGGAACCGGATATTTAGTTACTGAACAGCAGGATGTATACACACAACGCGAGACCACTGAACCCGAATACTTTGGATCATCAGGTGGAGCTACGAATCAAGGTTTTGTATCAAATTTGGCCGCAAGTAATCAACATAATAATTTTAACAAGGTTTCAAAAGAATATACGCCAGCAGGAAATATGTCGATGTTTAACAATATTGAAAATATCAATATTAAACGCCCTGATAAAAACAATACGAAATGTCCTTGGTATCCTGGACTAAGTGCGGACTCAGGTTTAGGTGGAATGCCGCCATCTGCTAGTCAAATGGGGCAACTGAGTAAAACACCGCAGTATTATCACGAGTCTATTAATTGCGAAAGAATTCAGCCCGATATTTTAGATGCATTCAAAAGGAATCCTTATACTCAAAGCTTACATAGTTACGTATTTCCTTGAAAATATCATTCCAACGTTTTATTCATATTTAATATATTTTTAATATATTTTTAAACAATATTAAAAATAATCTCATATATAATATATTAAATAAGTCCTAAGTCCAAAAGATGAAAATCGCCGCTTCATTTAGTTTACTTGCCTTCTTGCCCGCGCTTACATTTGCATTCTTTCTCCCATTTCCTATGAATTTCGAAAATAGAAATGTCAATGAAACTCCCAAAATAACACCCGATGATGTATGTCCGTTTATTCACTATATCAATAATGAATTATGCTCTAATGAATCTAGTCACTCTGATATAAAAGAAGTTGTGAAAAATACGGTTTTTTATCATCCTCATCGTGTAGGACAAGAACAAAAATTTGACCCTAAACAGCTTTGCCCACTATTCTCATACCTGAATAAAACATACTGCTCTTCAAGTGAAACTGTTGATTTCGTAAGCCACATAGATGCCGATATTGCAAATCGAATTAAAATAATAAAACATATTTTTGAAAGTATTGAGAGTAATGATACATACGATTTCAGCGATCACATCGACAACTTGAAAGAATTATGCCCGCTTATCGATCTCGTTGATAAAACATTTTGTAAATCTGAAACCTTATTTCAAAATAAAATAGATCCTAAGGATTTATGCCCAATTCTTAAGGATATTGATACAAAATTATGTTCTTAAATTCTTAAGGGTTTTTAGTATTTTTATATAATATATTATATTATATAATATTAAATATAATGAAAAGCATAAAGTCATCGTCTATATTTACGTCTAATAATTCAATTCCATTGATTATATTTGTTTTTATTTTTATTGGCATAGGTATGTTCTTTTTAATTCAAAAAACAACCGAGAAACAACAGAATAAGCAAGTTCAACAAAATTCTAATTCTAACTCTGATAATGAATCATCATCCACTGTAAGCCTTGAGCAAAAAATAATCAAAGATTCCAGAAATATGCCGAATCAAAATAATAATAACACTTCATCGAATAATCCGGGTAATTCTCAATTTTTAGATAATATGTCTAGCCCATTTAGCGACGAAGTTGGTTTATTTATTAAAAGGGATGACACCAATAGCGGCAATGGCAACATTAACAAAGTAAATATTAATAAATACGCAACATCGCAACACTATATACCTCCGTTTGGTTCAGGAAAGGAGACCAGATGTATGGAAAGACAAATAAAGCGCCCAAATACTACGAACGATGTTTTAAGCACAGCAAACTCTAATTTAGTAAAAAATTCATCGTTGGCTTCCTATTAATTTCAAACATTGAAAACAGTATAATCGCGAGAGACACGATAATTGGGAGAAATGAGATAAATCGTATAAATAATATAAATCGGATAAATATAATATTAATATATATTATAAAAATATTTGATCCATCTAACTTCATATCATATACAAATTATGTATAATCACACTCTTTCAAAAAATAATATTGATCTTAGTTTTGGAACTTCGGAACCAAGCGAGAAAAGTTGGGTAACCAAAAAACTTATACCTGCTGTAAAAAGGGTTGTCCCTATTGTTCAAAAAGTAGGTATATTTGCTGGTAAAGTAGCTACTGTTGCATCTCTTTTATAACCACCAATCAAGCAAAAAAATCATAATATACAATATCATATTTAATAGATAAAATATTAAAAGTGATATAAAATATTAAAAGTGATATAAAAGTGATATAAAAATAATATTTAATTAATATTTAATTAATATTAAAGGCTATAAAAATACAAAGATATAATAGTATATAAATATAAACAAAATATTTAATGAGTTTATTATCTACAACCACAATAACTACAACAACTACCTCTTCTTCAGCTTCTTCAGAATATATACACCCATCGAACTATATATCAAAAAAATATATAGCATTTATTACCGGAATAACCGGTCAAGATGGATCATACTTAGCTGAGTTATTACTATCAAAAAATTATATAGTTCACGGCTTAATACGGCGTTCTTCGACTATAAATACTGCACGAATCGAGCATATTTTCAATAATAAAAATTTAAAACTCCACTACGGCGATATAACGGATAGTTCGTGTTTAGAAAAAATATTAAACCTTATTAAAAATACATACCCAGATATAGAGCGCTTAGAAATATATAACTTGGCAGCACAATCACACGTTAAAGTATCATTTGAAATGCCCGAATATACAGCTGACACTGACGCTTTCGGAACTCTAAAATTACTAGAGGCGATACGCAACAATAATCTAGAAAAAATAGCACGTTTTTATCAGGCGTCTACGAGTGAATTATATGGTAAGGTTCAAGAAACGCCGCAATCAGAAACTACGCCATTTTATCCAAGGTCGCCATATGCTGTTGCCAAATTGTATGCCTATTGGATAGTAAAGAATTATCGAGAGGCTTATGGTATTTTCGCGTGTAACGGGATCCTTTTTAATCACGGCGGAGTGCGTCGCGGGCACAATTTCGTAGAAAGAAAGATTACACTTGGATTAGGTAAAATATTGAGAGGCGAAACAGATAGACTCGTTATGGGTAATATCGATTCAATGCGTGATCTAGGAAATGCTGAAGATTATGTAGAAGGTATGTGGCTTATGCTCCAAGCGGATGAACCAGATGACTATGTTCTTTCTACTGACGAAACACACTCTATACGCGAAATGATTGAAGTCGCTTTTGGGATGCGGGGATTTGATATTAAATGGGAGGGCTGCGGTGTTAACGAGATTGGTTATAATGCGAAAACAGGACAAGCACTTATTTTTATAGATGAAAAATATTATCGCCCAACAGAAGTAGAAGTATTACTTGGTGATTCAACAAAAGCACGCAATATATTAGGTTGGGAACCGAAAACATCATTTAATAAATTAATTGAAATGATGGTTAAACAAGATACTTCGACGGTTATTACCTTTATATAAGGGGTTAACATATAGTTAACATATAGTTAACATATAGTTAATGTATAAATAATATTAAATAAATGACTATATCTATTATTATTAATAGTAAATAAAATATTATTAATAGTAAATAAAAATTGATAGAAATGGAAATAGAAAAAACCGAAAAACACGATAAAACCGAAATAAAATATCCAAGTCATTTACATCTTGAAATACACGGAAATATAAAAAAAAAACTAAAATATTTCATAGAAATAAAAAAAATTCCAAATATTATATTTTATGGTGTATCAGGATGCGGGAAAAATACCATTGTAAAACAATTTATACAGGATATATACCATAACGATAAAGAATCAATCAAAAACTACGTAATGGAAGTAAACTGTGCACACGGAAAAGGTATTCGATTTATTCGAGAAGAATTGAAATTTTTTGCTAAAACGAATATAAATCTGAAAGATGGCGACTTTTTTAAGTCTATTATTTTATTAAATGCTGATAAACTAACAATAGATGCCCAATCTGCATTACGACGATGTATCGAACTATTTAGCCATTCTACAAGATTTTTCATAATTGTAGAAGACAAGTATAAATTATTAAAACCTATTTTGTCGAGGTTTTGTGAAATATATATACCTGAGCCCATAATCGATGGTAAAATAGTCAACTTACATACGCACGCTATTAATGAAGTATATCATATGGAAGACAATGTAAAAAAAAATAATATAAAACTCAAACGCGAATTGAAGATGGATAAAGAATATTCATTAAATGAACTTATTGAGTTGTGTTCAAAATTATATGAAAAGGGATATAATAGTTTAGATATTATTCGATTTATAGAAACGTCATCAGCTTGCGACGAAAGTAAAATATTCGAGTTTATGATAACATTTAATAAAATACGAAAGGAATTTAGAAATGAGAAAATATTAATGTTTTTTATATTAAATTTCTTCTTTTTTCGTAGTGATTTCACTTTAGAAAATATTTCATTTATGTAAATGGACGACTTCAATATAAATAGTTTACAAGAATCGCGAAATGAGTATTGTTCGCGACTGATTACAATATTGACGCCTTGTATTATCGATGGAGTAAAATCTATTTTCGAGGAATCATGGAAATTATGTAACGAAAATGACGAGAAAGCAAAATATCTAATGACATTTCAAAATTTTCTATCGCGAGTCCCCAAATGGAATCCCAACATTATATCACAAGAATGTGTACGTATTAAGGAGAAAAGTAATTGTAGTTATATATCTGATCTAATTACTTGTGTCCATATCCTGCAGTTGAAAATGTTATCGTGTATGCGTGTCGGGACAAAACAAAAAAAAGTAAATGTAAATGTCCCTGTTTTAGAAGATTTTATTCATAAGGTTTACATAAATGCTGCACGAAAAATATATACAAATGTATACCTTTTTGAAATCGGTATACCATCCCTTAAAGCTCAGAAGAATTCTCGGGAATTAGAAATTATTATTAGAGAATGTATCTTACAAACAATACGCGAAAATATTCCAGTTGAAGAATTATTGAAATTATATATGAATGAGACGGTAGAAGATGTGGTTGAAGTTCACGAAAAAGAAGAAATCATATCTCAGAAGCCTGTTATTGAACCGCTTGTAGCTGGTAGTGTTTCGGATCCCATAACAAGTGATTCTAATTTATCATCGGAAGATAAAGACACAATTTCAAAGATTAAGGCTGCTTCTAATTCGACCGCATCACTGACATCATCAAATGGCGTAAGCTTTAATATGAATAATAATGAAGTTATCCCGATTGAAAAAATAAGCAATAATTCTAATGGGTATAACGGGGATAATGGAGATAATGGGGATAATGATGACTATAATTTTGATGATAGCAACGGTGATGATGATTATGATGAAGACGACGATGAGAATATTAGATTAAAAATTGGCGATAATGTTGAATTGAGTGTCGATGATTTTCCGTCCGATGCAAATGATAGCGACACTGAAAATGACGCAAGTAGCGATGTTGATATAACTATAGATGAAATTCCTTTGCTTGATGACTAAAATGTAAATAATTCAACATTTTAATGATTATTCGTAAAAAACAATAATAGATTATTCCTTTATAGATTATACATAAACATTTATGGATAATCTATATATTTCTGCCGCGATTATCGCTTGTATTTTTCTTTTAGCAAAATTCATCGAAATAAGATTTATATCAAAACCTAGCAGTGACAAGGATAGTGAACTAGAATCTAAACCGATGAAGAATATTTTTCGTGATTCTGTAATCGTTTTTGTATCCTATATTTTAGGCCATTTTATAATGACACAATTTAGAGAATCCCCTGTTATTTTAGGAGAAAAGCCGGATGTATTTACAGGCTCTCCGGGATTTTAATGTTTATAACGATGGGGGGTAGGTGTATGATGTGGAATAGTATGGCGCGGTGCGGTGTGGTGCGGTGTGGTGCGATATAAATATAACAATTAGTTACTGTTATATTTTAATATTTTAATATTTTTATATTTCATATTTTTATATTTCATATTTTTATATTTTACTATTTACTATTTAAACCATATATGATGGTATTTTGTCAATATTTATAATCTTATGCTTTGGCTTTACTTGTTTCTTTGGGAATTCATATGATGCGAATATTGGCTTTGATAACTGCGAATGCGGAGTATGGTTATGAACATTTCTAGCAATCATTTTATATAATTTAAAATCGGGATAACGTTCTTCACCGTTTGTTTTGTATAATATATTTCGATTCTGATCATCCGTAACCCATTCCACAATTAATTTCGCAATAGGATTTGCTTTACATATTTTACCAACATCCCCAATATTATCAACAAAATAATCGAAAATAGAACACCCAAGACGACACAAGTCAAAGCTATAATTAGGATCAAGACGCGGCTTTTTATCATTTAAATAGGGTTCGCAGTTATATTGCGTAGCGGCATCACCTGTCATACAAAAACTGTCGCTACATATAACTTTTGATTTATATCTGTAAATGGCGCGACCAAAATCAATAATCTTGAAAATACGGTTATATGTAGGGACGCGATAGTATTTTTTATCATATAAATAATAAATATATTCTTTCTCCGTGTAAATAAACATTACATTATTTGTATGTAAGTCGTTGTGTGTAAATCCGAATGCCTTTTGATATGTAATTAGAGTCATTATAATTTGAAAAAGTGCCGATTTCCACTCGCCATCTTTCATATCTTCTTCCTGCATCATTAGCGAATCTAGTGTATCATCACACTTTTCCAACATAATTGCCGATACAGGAAAATTATGTATTGTAGCCCATAATGTATCGTCATCTTCATATTCACTGTCATATTCACTATCTACGCCATCTTTACAACTACCGCCGTGTATAGATTCATCAGCATCAATTCCACTCCCGCTGCCGCTGCAACTTCCGCTGCAACTTCCACTATCAATATCAATATCATTTTCATATACATCATTAATTATTTTACCATTTGAACCAACTGTATATCTGCGCCCATCATCGTGATCCTCGTCTTCGGTATAAGAAGAACGCGATGAACAAGAATCTGTTTCACTATCAGAACTATTCAAATTATCTTTATTGATATGAAATTCTTCAATATTACCATAATTATCTTTTACAATATTATTTACATCACTTGTATTGTTGTCATTCACATTGCCAATACCAATAGCAATACCAATACTACTATCACAAGGGAGCGGTAGTTCTAATGTATTTATATCGTTAATAGAATAATTTAAATCATCTAATGTTTCTGAAGTGCTGGTATCAGCAATCGCAAGTGAAGGAGTAACATTAAATACATCTTGTAATTCCTTACAAACAGATTCAAAATCATCCGGGATAATATATTGTGCGGCATTTTCACTGTCGCCTCCATCACCATCATTGCTATTATTATGTTCAATCTTGATCTTATGTTTCATATTCCTAGTTCCTTTCTTATTTCCTCTGCTATCACCATCTCTGCTATCATAATCGATGCTTTTATCTTCGATATCTTCAACATTAAAAAGAAGATTTCTATGCCTATTAAAATATTGATTCTTTTCCAAGTAGTCAATATCATCAATAACATTGTAGTGAAAATTATTTTTAGTGGCATTAAAAAACCCATAGAAGTCAATACCATTAATAAAATCGTGATGATTCAATAACTGACTTGATAGATATGAGAAAAATCCGTCTACATATGCAGAGTTATTTCTATCATTTGCTTTAAAAATTCCCTGCATATTTTCAAGTTTAGAAAAAGTAGGAATATTCAAAACTTCACTATTCAATGTTCCGCGAGTGCTTTCACTGGCGAGATTATCATATTTTCCTGTCATATACTTGATAGGGTCAATAAGTGGAGAAAATTTAATAAAAATAGGTTTATGGGCAATAGTTGTCGATTCTGGAACACTCTTTAAACTATCTATGACGGCTGCTTGAATATTATTTTTATCTACAATACCAGACAAAGCTGATACATAATATCGTTGATTTAAATTGATAGAATTATAATTATTTTCATTGAAATTAAAATAGTTTTCATATATTGGGACATAATTTTTACTATTTTTTATTTCAATCTCAGAATCTTCTAAAGAAGAGAAAAATACCGAATTATCGATCTTTCTATAATACAGAGAGAATGTTCCTTTCCCGGAAGAGGAAATAGTATCGCCATTATCAATATCCATACTCTTAATTATTTAATTCAATACATATTTTTATTATGTTTCAAACTAATAAAAATAAATTTTACAGAAATTATAATTATAATTATATGCGTTTATAATAATTGTATTTTTTTAATTTATATTAGTATATTAGTATATTAGTATATTAGCAATTAAAGTATTATAATCAAATAATATTAATGAGCGTTGGATTAGAATTAGCAAAGTTTGATATGCGATCAATTAGTTTTAGACCGGATGAAAATAAGGGTCCTGTTATTGTGCTTATTGGGCGCCGTGATACAGGTAAAAGTTTTTTAGTAAAAGATTTAATGTATTATCACCAAGATATCCCTATAGGCACAGTTATATCAGGAACAGAAGCAGGTAATGGGTTTTTCGGAGAACACGTTCCTAAACTTTTTATTCACGATGCCTACAATACCGCAATCATAGAAAATATATTAAAACGTCAGAAGGCTGTATTAAAACAAATGAAAAAAGAGATTGAAAGCTATAAACGTAGCACAATCGATCCTCGAACTTTTGTTGTATTAGATGACTGTCTTTTCGATAATAAATGGACAAAGGACGTGATGATGCGTCTCCTATTTATGAATGGGAGGCACTGGAAGATTATGCTTGTTATCACTATGCAGTATCCACTCGGTATACCACCCAACTTAAGAACCAATATCGACTATGTATTTATATTGCGTGAACCTTACATAGGAAACCGCAAAAGAATATACGAAAATTATGCCGGTATGTTTCCAACATTTGAAAGCTTCTGTCAAGTTATGGACCAGTGTACTGAAAACTTCGAATGCCTTGTAATAAATAATAACGCGAAATCGAATAAATTACACGACCAAATTTTTTGGTATAAAGCACAAACACACGGCCCCTTTAAACTAGGTGCTAAAGAATTTTGGGAAATGTCAAAGGATATTCATTCTGACGATGAAGAAGAACAATATGATCCAAGTAGCATAAAGCGTAAAGGACAAGGACCAAAAATCCAAGTCAAGAAAAACAAATGGTAACGGTAACAGTAACAGTAACGGTAACAGTAACAGTAACAGTAACAGTAACAGTAACGGTAACGGTAACGGTAACGGTAACGGTAACGGTAACGGTAATGATTCGTGACACGCTCACGCTAAAATAAAGTAAAAAACGTTGTAATAAGTTTATCAGTCTCTTTTGAGGGGATTTTACCCATTTTAGAATCAGTCTCAGAAACAACTCCTAAACACATAACAGGTATATTAAAATAATTAGATAAAAACATAGATAAATATATGCTTTCAGGACCAATCAATATTTTATTCGTATTTTTTGCCGATGTTGTGTTGACACCACCATTACCTTGACCATTACTACCAATTATATCATCAATCAGGCCTTTAACATTACTATTCGACAAATTATTGATTGTTATAACATCTGTTGTTAAATATTTCGTATTTTTGCTAATTGTTTTGATTTGTATATAATCTTCCAAAGATTTTATGTTTTTATAGTTGCCAAAATCATTATTAATAATTGCTGACGAAAACTGAACTACACTCGATGGCTGCAAATAATTACTGTATATAATAGACAAATCTATTATATATGACGGTTGCAATAATGTAACAACGCGCTTTAATTCATTTATCAAATATGATTTATTCTTTATTTTATTAAATGACATATGTGTAAAATAATAATAATTATCATCATAATTATATATTACTCCACCCATTATTTTTATTTTTTTAGAATATTTCTTCACATAACTAAAAATAAATCTAAAATGACTTTCGATATGAATGTCATCAACTATTATAAACGCGTTTGATATTTTCAGATTAATATCAACATTATCAAATTTTCTATAAAAAGGCTTGTTATCTTTTATTAGATCAATCAACCAAGTATTCTCAGACAACTTTGCAGGCGTATGTGTAAATATACTATTTATCCAATAATAGTCTTTGTCGTTTATATTTGTCGGTGACATTGTTACAATGCTATTTCTACCCAATATATCCACAGAATATTTTACATCATTAATCACTAGCTGAACATACGTTTCTACCGTTTTACCGGTATCATTTTCAAAATAATAGTGATAGCCATTGGGAGTTTTTTCAGACACTGTATCTTTTGGAACTTTATCTATTAAAAAATCGGCACTAGCTATACCATCCTTAGTATCTATATCCAATACAATATATTTACCTGGAATAAATCCAATAGCATTCTTATTCTTGAATTTATTATTTTCTTTATTCATAATTTTGAATTTATTCATTATTTGTTTTTTCTTGTTTTCATTAAAATACATTACATTATAATTTCTAACATCAACGCCGTGTGCTGTTAATTTATTAAACTCTGTTTTAAGACGATACATATATAATGCCTTCTTTGCCCATCTATATAAAAAGTAAATCAATATAATAGACAATATTATTGTTGTTAATACCAAAAACATATGTAAAGGTTTACTGGGACTTGAAAATACTCTTGTTATTCCTGAATTTATTGAAAATATTTTTGTTGTTTTGTTCTTTACCATATTAATATAACAGTATTGTGAACCTGGTTTGGGGTATATATTAATTAAATATTATATATTATTTTCTGAAATAACATATAATAACTGTGCTTAGTAACCATAAATAATCAATTTGCAACAAAGGTGTATATCACTTAATTATCAAATTGACTTGTAAGTTTCGATAATCCGTGATCGCTATTCTTATCTAAAACAACATTTTCAGCTTCAAACATACTCTTTTTAATGTCTTCTACGGTTGAATCCTCGTATAGGCCATCAAAGTTCGCAACATTTGCTACACCGACAAGCTCACCCTTATCATTAAGCGTCTGTGTAAGTTTATTACCAGACTCCTCTGCCTTCTTCATATTCTCTTCAATTGCCTTCTGTTTGGCCTCACGCACACGTTTATCAAAATCCTGTTTCGCCATATCTTCATTTTTCTTTTTATCTGCCATAAGCGAATTAAGAGTCTCTTCCATATATTCTACACGACCTGTCTTATATGCCTCTGGATGAAATGGAACCCACATACCTACTTGCCCTACATAAATATCATGATTTGGATCTACCTCACGCAACAATTTACAACGAAGCTCTGCCTCGCCTTGTGTAGCAAAAACGCCACGCACCTTAATCCCACGAACTGATGTCTGAAATTGATGTTTCTCTCCAAAACGCTGATCCAATTCTTCCTCGTTATTATCAATAAATGTTTTATAATCGTCGCTAATGGTAGATGCCTTAGCAAGAGTAGCACCTTCCTCCTTATTAAAATCCTGAAAATCGGCGGTCAACTTATCAAATGAAATCGAATACTTAAATGAAACAAAGTTTAGAAATTGTGTGAACTTCTCCATCGATTTCTTGAAATCCCATTGTTTTACAAATTCCTCGAAAAGAAAATGTTCCTTCTGTTTAATAATATGCTCTGGAGATACAAATGATAAACAAACAAACTTTTGTCCAGCAATTGGCTTATCTTCCTCTAAAAGATCGACATATTTAGGGTTCTCTTTTCCATCTGGAAGATACTTAGGTGTTACACCTTCGGGCAACTTATTCTGATTATGATGAGACATTTATTTTGTATTATTATATAAATATATTTGATAATTCATTTTAAGTTAGTTTAAGCTTTAATATTTTTTGATTGTATTTTTGATTGTATTTTTTGTTAATATTGTTAATGTTAATTATGTTAATTATATTTAGCAACAAAAAAATATTTTTTTCTATATTATATTTATAATGTACGGAACACTTGACTTTAGTGAGCTTTTTAAGCGCTTTATTAAGTATATCATCGAGGGTCTTTGCGTGGCGATTGTCGCCTACTCAATCCCGTCTCGTTCTCTTAAATTCGACGAAATTGCCTTGATTTCTCTGGTTGCTGCCGCAACCTTTGCTATCTTGGATGTATACGTCCCCTCTTTAGCAGTTTCTGCCAGAACAGGTGCAGGATTCGGTATAGGTGCCAACCTTGTCGGATTCCCCACTCCTCTTCGTGTTTAAATAGTTAGAATTTGAGTCGATCTATAGCAACTCATAATGAATGTGCCTATGCGATCATATACACAAACATATACACAAACACATATCCATATTGTATTCATTCAGATACAATATGAATTTATTAGAAATTACACAACCTATTTCCGTTAATATAAAATATTTTTATAATATAGATTATCTATTATTGATCACACAGATTATCTATGTTATTACATACCATTTTTAATAATAAATTAAATAAAATACAAGCGTTATTTTTAGTTCTTCTTTGCGTATGCATTGTTATTAGTTTTTACATTATGGTGGCTACTCTATTCTTAAAAAATAATACACACAATCGCATATTTTCGGTTTGGCAATTCCCAATGTTACTTGCTGTATTTATTGACACAATATACCATAATGGTAGACTTAAGAAATATATTTTTTAGATTATTATATAAAATATAGGTTTTCATTATATAAAACATAGGTTTTCATTATATAAAACATAGGTTTTCATTATATAAAAAATTTTTTTTTAAAATATTATTTTACTATTATATAATGAAATTAAGCAGACGTGGTAAACATACAAATCATTCAAGACGTGGGAAATATACGAAACGCGCCGGAAAACAGCATACACGTCGTATCAAACACCACAAAAAACAATATAAGCGAACATATCGCAAAAATAATCGTAAATTAAAACATAATAAGCGGGTACAGAGGGGTGGGGTTATTGAATGGACCGCTGAATATAATGGTAATTATAATGCTTCTGGCGTTCAACTAAATTATAATAACATCAGTAAAAACCGTTGGTGGGAAACAAACCCTTTTAATATTACATTAAAGTATGAAGGGTCTGATAAAAATGTATATAAATTTACTGTTACAATGACAAGACAGACTGACACTCAAAAAATATTTATATTATATTTTAAATTACAATCAGATATTTTATATTTTAAATTACAATCAGATATTTTATATTTTTCAGACACAGACCCATATTTTAAAATCTCACAGGATAACCGATTTGGTGTATTGGATGATAAAATGTCAGCGTTTAAAGATTTTTTAGAATGTAAAACTACTACTAGTGGTGCTACACCAGAAACTTACCGGTTTGATAGTAAGAATAAATCTAATAACGAATTTTTTAATTCATTGTTACAAAAAATGAAAGAAATTCAAAAGGCTGCTGCTGAAGCAAATGCTGCTGCTGAAGCAAAGGCTGTTGCTGAAGCAAAGGCTGCTGCTGAAGCAAAGGCTGCTGCTGATGCAAATGCTGCTGCTGATGCAAATGCTGCTGCTGAAGCAAAGACTGCCTCTCCTCCTCCTGTTTTTGTTGCTCCTGCCGCTGCTGCTACTTCTACTGTTTATACTACTCAGCCTACTCAGTCTACTCCAGGTCTTTCTACTGTAATGGATGATATTAGAATACGTAGAGAAAATGATGAAAAAAAACAAGAAGAATTAAATAGGTTGATGCAAGAATACTGCACAAATGAATATCAGTGTAAATTATATATAGCACAATATGATAAATATGTACAGCTAATAGACGATGCCACATTAAAAAAACATAAAGAAATATCTAATAATCAATTATTATCACCTCAGAATAAAAAGGATGAAATAGGTAAGTTATATCAAGCTCGCGATAATGCTATTAATGTTTTTTTCGAACACACAAAAAAATGTATAACCGATGGATCATCATATCAATCCTACAATGACGAAGAAGTGCTACATAATATTGTTGAATCAACAAAAGCATTAGGACCGGCGGATGATCCTAATTATTTTTTAAATGAAATAGGGAAGGTTAATATAGATTATGATCAAAAGGAAATGTGTCATGATTATAGAGGGGGTCCATATCCTTGCTCCCACCCTACTAGTCCACAGACTACTAGATATGACCCAAGAACAGATGGAAACCCTGATAATTGGCATCCATCCGTAATAAAGCGAAGTAATAATACTGGTTCAGCTAGTGGACGTGGTGACATTGAACGAGCAAACGGGCAAGGGTAGAAGGGAATTACTGCGTAGGAATAAAAACCCAATTCAATTCCTCGCATATTTTCTTCCATATATCATCTTGTTCTATCCTCTTTTCTTTATCTTTCAACATTGGAAAATAGGATAAAAATTCGTTTTTCTGAAGCAGTTCGCATAATTTATACACAGTATAATAATAATTCAAAAAATTCACGCGATCTTCCGGGCAGAATTTCGCATATGGTCCTTGTATCTCCATAAATAAATTACAAAGCGTCTCCTCTAATTCCGGCGTCATTATAGGCGGTTTAATACCCAGCTTGTCTTTAATAAACGGAATATGTTCATAATATTTATTGTATCCCAACTTCTTAAGCACCTCTTTCGCCTTTGAATTCGTAAATTTGGATAGCGGAATTCGCTCTTTATTCAGCTGATGTTTAATACTCTCCAATACTTCATCGGGAATCTGCGTCGTTTCTTTCGCCTGAAACTGCGCAAGAATTTCTTTGAAATGATTAATACGCTTATATGCATAAAAGCACGCTTCTTTAGGCGGCTCTTTATACGACGGCTTCTCATTTTCAATAAGACACGTCACTTGTTTCGCACAAAAATTACAAACCATTATACCCTCGTGTTCGACAGGGATCATTTCCCCCTTATTACAAGACTGACATATATCTGTTGAAAAAATATAATCATTTACATTGATATACGTCTGATCTAGGTTAGAGAAAAACTTCTGGACATTATTTTCGTTAGCACGATTCAGTTCGCTTTCATTCATAGAATCATTTAGACGATAAAATGAATTTAGAATCTTTGTGCGATTGGTTCCATTTGTGATCTCCTTTTTGTTTTCAAAATAGTCAAAAATAAATCGACTATTATTTAGGTAATAATCTTTAATTCTTAATTTATATTTTGAGATATCATTTTTGATATCATAAAGTCTGTCCTTTAGCTCGATTTCTTTAGATATATCGAGTTTGTGTTCTTTGCCATTGCCATTGCCATTGCCATTATCATCGGTATCACCATGTTCCATATGCTTATTATTATGTAAAATTTCCATTATTTTATTTTTTTCTTTAATAAGAGCAGGCAACACCTCTTCTTCAATCATTTTAAATTCTGTTTGTAATTCGCGATGCATACCGTCTAATGTCATCACTTTTTTCTTATCTACGACGATTTTTTTGTTTGTTTTATGTTTAAAGGATGGCATTGTATATGGATATTTGTTATATATAATTATATATAGTATAGCTATATTGTTATATACATAACTTTTTTAATATAATATATATGATAATTATTTAATATATACAATAATAATTATTTAATATTTTATTTCATATTTTAAAATACACAGTTATGTTTCGAGTTAATATCTGATTAATGTTTTCTCTATTAAATAAAATAATGATTTTGCCTACTAATTTAGACATAAATAAAAATTTAGAACAACAATTAACGGCTACTACATCTTTGTCAACAACGTCTACAAATACTATCACTAATGGGTTATCAACTAACAATGAGAGAGAATTTAATATAGATATAGATATTTTAGATAAAAGTGCAATTAAGAAAGAGACATACTATAAGATGAAGTATATTATGAATTCATTAGATAAAAACTGGGCAATAAAGAAAAGAGAAAATGTTTTCTATCTAAAAAATTTAGACAGTTCGACAAAGGATATTATAACCGAGGATTATTTGAACAAACGGGTGATTCAAAAGATATATAGTGAAGCTATTGTAAAAACGGCATCTAGTGATGATATAAACAAAGAAATCATAAAACAGGCGACACAGGCAACCCGACCTATGACGCACTTGACACCTGATTCAGCCACCAATATAGGAACAAATATTGGAACCAAAAAGAAAGAAGACATCATATCTTTAAAATATGGAATTTTAGCATTAAAAGAATTAATGAATAAAGAAACAATAGATATGAATAAGGAATTAAGACAAGAGATATACATAATGATATTTTTAATGAACGCTCTTGAAAGTGGATGGAGTATTCGAAAGAAAGATAATAAATTTGTTTTTAGGAAAAGACACAATCATAGAAAAGAAGTATATTCCGACAACTATTTAGTAAATTTTTTAAAGAACAACCTCAAAAATATTGTTTTCTAGGCTGTATGAGTCGTCTATTTCGGTAAACACGCTATGTAGAAACTCTATGTAGCCAGTAAATATAGATTATATATCATTTAATCATTTAAACATTTAAATATAATCTGTTATATAATATAAATACGAATAAGTAGAATTCTTTAGGAGTAAATGGTTGATACTATGGTAAAAACTGTTATAGATTTAATTGTAATGATTTTTAATTATATTTAGTTACATATTTATTTACATATTTATATATTTACATATTTATATATTTATATATTTATAAAAAACAATTTAGGGTTTTTTATAAATTTTTTTTCTTTAGCAATATTATAATAATCGAAAATGGCAGGAGCTCTTATGCAACTTGTAGCTTACGGTGCCCAGGATGTTTATCTTACGGGCAACCCTCAGATTACCTTTTGGAAGGTGTCTTACAAACGTCACACTAACTTTGCTATGGAATCTATTGAGCAAACTTTTAACGGTCAGGCCGATTTTGGTCGCCGTGTGACTTGCACCATCTCTCGTAATGGTGATTTGGCTTACCGCACCTACCTTCAGGTTACTCTCCCCGAGATCAACCAGTCTATTAAGGGATCTGTCCAGGACGGTGTTTATGCCCGTTGGCTCGACTTCCCTGGTGAGCAGTTGATTTCTCAGGTTGAGGTTGAGATCGGTGGTCAGCGCATTGATCGCCAGTATGGTGACTGGATGCACATCTGGAACAACCTTACTCTTCCCGTTGATCAGCAGGCTGGTTACTATGCTATGGTCGGCAACACCACTGAGCTTACTTTCATCACTGACCCTTCTTTCAACGCGATCGATGGTCCTTGCCAGGCTAATGCTCCTCGTCAGGTTTGCGCCCCCCGCAATGCTCTCCCCGAGACTACTCTGTATT